CAATTCATTCTCCGTAAAAAGCAATTGATAATTCTCGAATCGTGCCGTTCATCCACAGGATCATAGTGATGATGAATGCCACTCCAAAGCAGGCCCATTTGAGCCGATTCATGGCAGCCCGATCATGCCCATCTTCCGTATATAGACGCTTGGCATCATCACGCTGACGCTGCTCGATTTCCTCAACCTTGGCCCATCCCTCTAGTCCATACTTCGCCACCACTTGCGCCTTGAGTTCTTCTTTCAGCGCAAGGCATTGCTTGAGTTCGTTGAATTCGTTCACGGCATTGACGAAAGTGTAATCCGCTGCGTGCTGTTTCCTGTTCGCTGCGGCACGATAATTGCGCCTTGCAGCAAGTTCTTTTTTGCCTAAATCCTGTACCTGTTGGGCAACACCATCGAGGTCATCAGCCAGCGAAATGACCTCTGAGAGACCACCTATGCTGCCTTTGATTGTTTCTACGAAGGGGTCACTCATAACTTCTTTCGCCAGTAAATTGCGGTCTCAAAACCATATGGATTGATGGGATTGTAAGTCAGATAGCCGCATTTGATAAGGTTATTGGCTGAACTCGGATTCAGATTAGTATCCGAGATCATGTACTCGCCACCGAGTTTCCGGGCCAGTGCCTCCCTGACTCGGATCATGCGTCTTTGCAGACCTTTGCGCCTATGGATACTTATGACCCCGGCTCGCCAGAGATAAAAGGTCTTCTGCCAGTTGTAGGATTCCCGCATTGCACAGAAACCCACCGGGTAAGACTTCCACCAAACTATCCACCAGTACCCGGCATCTGGCTCTAATACTTCGTCAACAGTAAAGCAATCAGAATGTAACTTGCGGAGGATTTTGCGAACAGACTCGTCAGAGATGTCTGCTCGCTCGATCCGATACATTAGTCACCAACAGATTCTTCTTGAGGCATCTGCTCCTGACCCTGTGCCTGAATCTTCTGCATGAGGGGGAATACGCCAGTCTTGCTAGGCAGATCACCCATCACCTGAAGGATTAGGTTCACCTCGTCGATATGGAGTTTCAGGTTGATTTCCATTACGAGTTAGCCTCAATAGCAGCGTTCAAGGGTGCAAGGTTTTGGCCCTGCATAAAGTCCTTAGCCAATTGTCTAGTATTTCCAAGAATTTTGTAACCATACCTTTCAGCACCGTATCGACAAATTCTTGTTCTAATCGTGTTTGGTGACAATCCTTGGTATTTAGCAAGTTCAATCATTGTTTTAAATATCTTTCCATCAAATAAAATTGTTTTTGCTTTTAAGTTATTTTCACCACTAATTTTTGCGACAACTTCTAATCTTTTCATAGCGCAATTTTCAGACATACCACGACGAGCTTTTTCAGTATGCTTGTACCCATAAGATGGATGATCTTTGCCAAACTTACCAAGACATGGGGCCGGATTGTCTTTGTAAAATTGTTTATGATGATTGCTAATTTTTTTCTTTGTTTCGTCTGTATGTTTATAACCAGTAATCCCGCCGCTACCGCCATCAGTTTTGTTTGCTAACTCAAGACCAAGTTTTCTAAGTTGATCAATCCTTTCTTTTTCAACAAGAAAGGCAAACTCTTCATCAACGTTATCCACTATTTTTCTTGCGTCAAAACCTCCGGCTTTTGCAACGATCGCCTTCCAATGTTTTCCTCTATTGCTCCCGCCAGACTTCCCACAATAAAGTCTTTTGCCGCAACCTTTACCGACATAGAAAACCATGCCGGTATCTAGCCGTATATGCTCGTAAACGTAAAATTTATTTGATTGCATCTTCTAGTGGTTTAAGGTCGTATCCTGCATACATATCGGCTTTTGCCAATTGTATCTTCAAATGCTCGACATTGCGGCTAACACAGTCAGCCCAGTCCTCGTCAGTCATGTCCTCAGGCTTGCCAGCGTTGAGCAGGTTTACGGAGTCCATAGCCGCCGAGTAGTGGCGAGCGATTTCTTCGGGGGTTGGGGTTTCGGTCATGCTGGCGCTCCCGTGCGGTTAGCTGCTTCAGCCTGTGCAGCCTGATATGCGGCGATGACTTCAGGTGTCCATGCGGTCTGTGCAAGGTTTGCGTAGTAGGGGTCGTTGAGAACCTCAGTGTCGATTGTCTCGGAAGGGGACAGTACGCAGCGCCAGTAGGTTGACGAGATGACAACGCCATCCTTCAAGACATCGGTGGTCTTGCGGACTCCAATGCGCCCGTTGGGTTGGATGTCGAATTGGGAAATGTAGGTGACTTCGGTAAATGTGGACATGATGTTTTCCTTTTATACAACGTAGTTTGCGGTGAAATTAATATAGCAACCATCTGCCAAGTCGCTGACCTGATTATTACTGTTGGCGGTAGTCCGCATCAAGTAGACGTAAGTGGTGCCGCCTTCTACCTGAACGACTTGAGTTGGGTTTGAAGAGTAAAGATACGCCAGCCCAACTGGGCCACCGCATTCATCTGAGTCTTGAGAGGAAGTAAAAGGCAGCCCATCTACAAATAGCAATCCAGAGCCACCTGAAATTGTGTTGACTCTGATTCGCACAAAAATGGTGACCTGCCTTCCCACCTTTACGTAATATCCAAGCTGTGTTGTATATGAAACAGTCGGATTACCCCCAGAACCTTTAATCACTGGCGTAAACGTCCCTTCCTCATAGTCATCCAGCGTGTTGGCGTCAGACGATGCGGACTGCGTAGCAGGGAAGGTAATGCCTGTGCCTGACTGCGGCACTGCGCCCTCAAGCGATAGTGTTTTGTTGTCTGCCGCAGCAACCAGCGGATTCCCATCACCATCACTCAAGACAATGTAGTTACTTGCAGTGCGGATGTCGAGGCCACCTTGGTTGCCGTTGTAGCCGCCGAGGATTACATTCTTAGAGCCTGTTGTTATTTCTGATCCAGATGGACTGGTATTGCCAACACCGATAAAAGTATTAAGTGTCCCAGTTGTTATAGAGCGTCCTGCGCCAAAACCAACTACTGTGTTGTAAGTACCAGTTGTTATTGAATCTCCTGCCTGATAACCAACCGCAGTGTTTCCTTCAACGGTGTTTGCATAAAGTGCCTGATACCCCACAGCGGTGTTGTTAGAGGCGGTGGTGTTGGAGTAAAGGGCTTGACGACCAAGCGCGACGTTTGCTTGCCCGCTGGTGTTTGAGTAACCAGCTTCTTCAGCGACAAAAGCGTTATATGGGCCAGTGGTAGTTGAGTAGCCAGCACGATACCCAAGCGCTGTATTAGACCCAATCGTTACAGAGTACCCTGCTTGGTAGCCGTAATAAGTTCCGTTACCGTTTGTTGTTCCACTATACCCAGCCTGATACCCAACAGCGGTGTTGTTATTGGCGGTGGTGTTGGAGCGTAGAGACTCGACTCCAACAGCAGTGTTGTACGAACCCGTAGTATTTGCATAAAGCGCAGAATTGCCTAATGCAACAAGGCGACCGCCAGATGTGTTTGTGATTGCTGCTTGTGCGCCCAAGGCGGTGTTGGCAATACCATCCGTGTTGTAGCGTAACGCCTCAACACCGACCCCTTGATTAAATGAGCCAGTTGTATTGTTTGCCAAAGCACTAGCACCCACCGCAGTGTTGGTGGCTACATTGCCTGCGCCTTGGCCTACCTCAATACCGTCAATGGTCATCTGACCAGCAACAGTAATCTTGCCGGTAGAGTCTGCAATAGTCGCAGCAGCCGTACCATCCTTGGCCTTGATGTTGGTGACTTCAATGTTGGTCGTGTCTACCGTGGTGGCGTTTACAGTGGTGATGTTGCCGGTGGTAGCGGTTGCGGTAGTGAAAGTTCCAGCAGCGGGAGTAGTCCCACCTATAACAGCATCATCGATAGTTCCGCCATTAATATCTGGGCTTGTAAGAGTTTTATTTGTAAGTGTTTGCGAATCGCTAGTTCCAACCACATCTCCAGTTGGTGCGGTTTTCGCAGCAAAATAGGCCAGATCGGGATCATAGGCTTGAACAGTTACACCAATATCAGTCGAAACAAGCAGAGTTTTGCTTGCAGGGATAGTTGTACCATTCAAGGTCGTTGTGCTGCTAGAAGTCAGGCTAGTAAAAGTTCCAGCAGCGGCAGTCGTGCCTCCAATGGTCGTGCCATTGATAGTTCCGCCAGTGATGTTTACCGATGCAAGAGCATCTTGCTCGATGGCGTTATTCAGTTCTGCTCGGCTGATCTTCTTGAGGCCACTTGTAGAAGTATCGTAAACAAGAAACTGATCGTCATCTGCCGTGTCAGCACCAGCGATAGAACCAAGACCAGTAATATCCACATTGTTCAGGTCTTCCCGAGCCAGCGGATGACCACCGGCAGTCGAGCCATCATGGATGACTGCTGTGTCTTTTGTCGTGTCGATAGTGACTTCGCCCTCAAGACCGGTGAAGGTCGAGTGCTGGACAGTTGTACCTCTGCGGCGTTGAACGGCTGTTGTCATGTCTTAAACTCCCGGCTCATCAGGCCATTTTAACTGATCCAAAGGTTGTTGCGTTATATCTCTCAATGCTTGTCGGTAAACTTTCCATTGCTCCCGAACCTCATCTGACATAGATACATCTGGCATCTGAGTCCAGTCTGATAGGGATAGTAGGTGATCTCTTTTCCCACGGATAATTGATTCTGCGTATCCTTGATTGAATTTCCAAGATTTATTTGTGTAATCGAAAAAATGAGAATCACTTGGTCTTGGCGGCATATCCACAATCTGACCATTCTCGATGTATTGAGAACTATCATCGGCAGTGCCTTCCATGACAAATTCGCCTTGTCTTTCAAAATCAGAGTCGGCGCACGACCCTGTTTTGATAATTTGTCCGTTTGAGTTGTAAACGATGTATTTTTTCATCTTTTTGTCTCAATAGCACTCAAACTTCTCTGTGTAACTTCATTGGTTCCGCCGTTGTAATACACATAAAGCGAATAAGTGACAGAACCGGCTGGTGGAGTATCCGTTATCGATGCACAAAAACTTGAGTCAATGTTGACTCCAGTTGCACATCTTCCAGACCAAATAGTTGTCCCATTCCTTTTCAACTCAAATGTTGGGAAGTAAATTTTTGTTGTACCACTTGCAATGACAAGAGTTGGCGCACCAGTTGATGTGTAGGTCAAACTTTGAACCTGTCCAGCACTGGTAGAACCGGCTGTGTATGCAGATGATGGGATAGTTACTGCTTGGCTGGCAATCTGCAAAGTATTTACTTCGGCATTTCCAATCTTTGCTGATGTGATAGCAGCGTTTTGAATTTTTGCGCTGGTGATTTCACCATCATTGATTTTGGCAGCAGTAATCTGAGCATCACCAATCTTTGCTGTCGTGATCGCACCATTCTGAATTTTGGCGTTCGTGATAACAGCATCATCTATCTGAGCCGCAGAAGTAATGACTCCAGAAGCCGCAATCAAACCACCAGTGATCGAGTTGGCAGCAATCTTGTCAGCAGTGATAGTGCCAGTTGCAATCTTCTCGGCTGTGACCACACCAGCCGCCAGAGCAGCGGTATTTACCGCAGCCGCAGCAATCTTTCCAGCAACCACTGAGTTTGCAGCCAGCGCATCAGCACTTACAGCACCAGCAGCAATAGTTCCAGCAGTAACAGCACCGGTGTCAATCTTGCCAGCAGTAATGGCATTGGCGGCAATCTGTCCTGCGCTGATCGTGCCAGACAAGTCTGTTGTCGGAACCGCAGATGTCCAGCCAGAGCCAGAATAGCGGTAAAGTTTTCCGTCTGTTGTGAGAACGGCTGTTCGACCATCGAAGTTGCCGGTTGTCGGCAGAGTTGACACTACCTCAACAGGTCGCAAAGAGTTCGAGAAGTTACTAGCAGCAAGCGTGCCTGATAAATCAGAAGCAGCCACGGCACTTGTCCATGCGCTGCCTGTATATCGATAAAGTTTGTTGTCAGTGGTCAGGAATACAATCTTTGCCCCGGCATATCCAGTCGGAGATGGTAGGCTCGTGACAATCGAAACCGGCTCAATTCCAGATGCAAATGAGGCTAGATCAACCGATCCAGCAGTGATCGAGAAGATGTCATCAGTCCAAACTTCATTGGCTGCATCCCATCGATAAAGTTTGTTTGCCGTGGTGTCATATTTGATCTGACCATCAAAATCACCAGTAGCCGGTAGCGTAGCGACTGGCTCGATACCATAAGCACCAGCCTCAGTAAATAGATTGTTGACTGCCTCAGAGAAGTCTGGCGTGTCAATGAACAGCGTTGTCGCATTGACCGAACTCGTATAATTTCCAGCATTGCCAGTGCGATCTAAAGGCCGCAGCCAGTAATACCAAGTCACATTGATGCCTAGACCACTGTCGATGTAAGAAGATGCTTTGGTGACAGCAATCCTAGTTGCGCCAGATAGGTTGTTGGTGTTGTTGCGATAGACCTCAATAAAATCGAGGTCAGGTGCGCTTGGGTTGATCCAACTGAGAGCAATCTGCTTGAATCCAGCAGTTGCAATTAGATTAGATATGTCACCCGGTGGCGTAGTGTCATCAGTTGGCGTGTCAGTCGTGCTGGCAAATGTGGAACGAACACCAATTGAATTGATCGCACGAACCCTGATTGTGTACTGCGTGTTTGGATACACATTTGGAATCGTGTACTGAACATTACTTGTCAGGATTGAGTTGAAATCAGGATCAGCAGCAGCAGGGACTCCCTCGACTGATCCATAATCAAACTCATAAGCGGCAGCAGTTGCAATAGAACCCCAGTCCGAGTTGTCATCCGTATTGGCTGAGATCAGGCCATAGTCAATGAAATCTGATGCTCTGCGCCATTGAACTTCGTATTGGCTGACAAAAGATGAGTTTGGCGCAACCCATTCAACGAGCAAGTTTGTGACTGTCGATCCGTCTGAGAGGATAGATTGAATCTTGGTGACTTGCAGACCAGTAGGGGCAGCAACAGAGAAAGCATCTGGAAGCGTTGTGTTTGGCGCAATGTCTACCGCAACGTCTTCAGCAGACCAGTCGTATATTGCTTGAGCAGTCTCACGCAAAACAAGATTGACAACTGGTGTTGGGCCTGTGTCTGCGTTTGCAAACTCAAAAGACCAACTCAGAACTTCAAATGGTTTTGTTGACCAGCCATATCTATCAAATGACACGTTGACAGTATCTCCGGGCTGCAAAGCAAACGCTTTCAGATTGCAAGAGACTGTGAATGTGATCTGCTGGCGAGCCTTTTCAAGTTCGATCTTGGCTAGACGCTGACAGGTTGCAGCCGATGTTGTGAAGGGGAAATTGACATCTTTCCAAATCTGTTCGCCATCTTCTGCTTCATAAGTGCCATTGGTGATTGGCGGGAATGATGTCGGCTGATATAGAGCCTCTGGCTCTGAGTAGATGCCCTTCACGGCATTGAAAATGTCTCTGCGGCTCTGAGATGCTTGCATCGTCACTTCGGAGACAATCTCATTTTCAGTCAGAGTGATTGTTGGAGACTGCCACGCAGCGACCTTCAGAACCCATTTGCCACCAACATAAGACAATTTGCCGCCGCAGGCAGTCAGCATCTTCTGCAAGACATCCTTTGGTGCTTCGGATGTCAAAAATGTGCCATTGATCGTGTATCGCTTTTCTGTGCCACCAGCGGCAAGGTTCACATCTTGATCGCAGATATTTGCAGCAGCAGCAAAAGAAACATCATCAATCTCATCAACGGTTGCTCCAAGACCAAATGTTGTGTTGGTCAAATAGTCTCTTATGCAAAGGGCCGCATTGCTTGAGTATGCAGTTGAGGCAGATCGAGGATCATAGACTGCACGACCACGAACTTTGACTGTGAAGTTTGGGATTCCATTCGGGAAAACATCTTGGTCATAGACCAGTTTTGTAGCCAGAACAGCAATGCCTTTAAACTGATAATTTGCAGCAGCGGTTCCAGTAAACAAAGCATTTGCAGCCTGTGTGTCAGAACCGGGAAACCATGCTAATTCGACAGCACTGCCAGAACCTTTATAAGTGGTAGTGTAGTAAGTGCCTTGGTTGCTGATCGACATCACTTCATCGTTCGCATAAACATTTCGCAATGAGGTTAATTCACAGCCAGCAACCGCAATGGCTGTATACATCGTTTCGTTTTTCGCTCCAGTGGTCTCAATGAACACCACATTACCGCCCAAGCGAGTTTCGCCATAGACGATTCGTGTTGCCTCAGAAGGTGATCTTGTTGTGGTCAATTGACCACGAAGCGACTGGGAAATATCAAATTTTGGTGGCTCACCGGCAACTAGACTAGATACAACAGCAGTGCCAGCCGCCATGAGAGCAGCCGATCCAACATAGGCGGCAAATGTAGATGAGGTAAGGCCAAGAGCAACAGCAGGGAAATAAACAGCAGCCGCAATAGCAGCAGCAGTAACAACAGCCTTAAAAATTGACTTAAATGAGAAACCCATTATGACTCCCTGCCCCAGATGACTTGCCTATCTTGAAGTGTTGCCACATTTTCAAGAGATGCGTCATCTGGATAGCGTTGCAACTGTTCTTCACCAGTCAACAGTCTAATTCTGGGCCTCTCCAAGTCAATCAAAACATTCTCAACTGTTATTGTTAGAGTTGCTGTCTCACCATTCTCTTGGATGGTCATTGTATCCATACGACCGGCAAATATTTGATACAAGTCACTGACAGCAGCGCCAGAAGAATCTAATGCACCAATGTAAAGTTTTGCGATTCGACCACGATAATTTTCTTGCAATGCAATAGATACGAAAGAAGAATCCAACCCAGAGAATGACAGCGTGATGCCGTTGGCACTGAGGTCTGTGTCTTCAGAAGAAGTTGATATTCCTAGCACCTGACCAGCACCAGACCATGTTTCGCCATTGGCAATGATCTCGCCAAAGCCAGTCCAGAAGTTTAGCGTGCCAGAATCAAAAATCAGTTCAACTGCATAAAATGGCTGAAGTTCTGTTGAATTGAACTCAGTTGAGAGCGCAACAGGTAGAGAGCGAGCCATTACAGAGCCTCTCTAGCACCGAATGTCATGCCGTATATGCTGGCCTCGTTGATGTCCCAAGATTGTTGGGCAGAGTTGAGTCGGAATAGACCTTTCGGGCTGTTCACAACAATACTGGCATTGTCCGCTGGAGATGTACGCAGATTAGGCCACAGAGTCAGAGTTGCGTTTCCAGAAGCGTCTGAATTGACATCTTCAAGAACTTTGTAGAGCCTAGATGAGATTCCAGAACCAATCTGAATGTAGTCACCAGCCTTCAAGATTCCAGTGGTATCTGGTGTCCAACCATCGGTATCTAGTTCATTGCCTGTCTGTGCAGAACCATCAACAACAGGAGTCCCGGTAGCAACACCTCTTGCAGTCTGACCATTAGGATCGCCAAGCAAAAAAGTCCCATAAGGGCCATTTAATTTCAGCAAGAATGAAATCCAATACTCAGCATCGGCACGCTTCATCGGCGGCAGCGTGATGTCTGCTTCCCAAAATTGCCCGGTGTATTTGTAGACTTGTTGAGCAGCAGTGAATGGAGACTGGCTCACACCAATCACATCGTTTGCAACCAATCGAATTTTTGCAATATTCGAGTTTGGCAGTGAGAGAGGATATGTGATCGCCATAATTAGCCCATCATTTTACCGAATGTGCCGCCACGCCGCTTTGAGTCTGCAACAGCAGCCTTCGTCATTTCAGCGATTCTTGGCATCATGTTTTGAATTTCGGTTCTTACAGTCTGAGCAACACCAGTAGAGATGTGGATGTTTTGAACGACAGTAACGCCCTGTCCTCCCATTTGATCATTAGGCACAATCGAGCCAGAGGCGTTAGGTATGAACATCTCTGGCCCACGCTCACCGACCATATAGGATTGACCACGCTGCACAGAACCACCGATTGCTCTTGGGGCAAGTTGTGGAGACATTCCAGCATCATAAATTGGTGCTGGTGTCGTGCTGGTCGTGCCAAAAATCGCATCAAACAAAGGCTTCGTGATTGAGTAGCGGATATACATTCTCATTAGGTCACTGATGATGCTTGCTGCCATGCTCTTGAACGCATCTTTAAGTGTTGTTGTACCCATAGCAAGGCTGAGGATTGAATCCTCAAGATTCATCACAGCATTCATGCCGAAGTCATCAATAGTGATGCTTGCCATTCTGATACCCTCAACGACTTCATCTGTGCTTTTCTTTAGATTCTTATAGTCAAAATCAGCAATGGTTTCTCTCATCGCCTCGCCGAAGGTTTTAAAATCAGCCACTTCTTCTTTGAGTCTAATAACCTCTTTGGTTAATTCTCCGGTGGTTTCGATTGCAATCCGAATCCCGCCTTGTGATGGACCATCTTCAAAGAATGAGAAAAATTTATTTAAAGCCTCAACAATCGGGCCAAGAATGGTCGCAGCCAGACCTTTTAAACGAATGATGAGTTTGTCGAGGTTGTCGTTAAACTGAGCAGCCTTCTGGATAAACTCATCGGAGAAGGTCGATTGATACTTTGCAAGCGCAGCACTGCCTTGATTCAAGAATGGGATCAGTTCAGAACCAGAACGCCCGAGAAGGTCTTGAGCCACCTTGACCTTGTTTGCGCCATCTTCTGTGCGGCTGAATCTGTCAGCCAGTTCATTGAAAAGATCAAGAGTCGGCCTAATGTTGCCATTGGCATCTTTGATGCTGATGCCAAGAGCCTCAAAAGCATCTTTTTGATTCTTTGAACCAGAAGCAGCCTCGGAGATAGACTTCGAGAATTTGACGATGGCATTGTTGAATTCTTCAGCGGATGAGCCATTTAATTGCGCCGCATTGCCGAATCGAGACAATTCAGAGCCAGCAATTCCTGTCTGGGTAGAGAGGTCGCTAAGTCGGTCTGCTGTGTCAATTAGGCTCTTGCTAAACGCAGTAATCGCAGCGACAGAAAAGGCCGCAGCAAGAGGGCCAGCGACCCCACGCAGTCCACCTGTCAGCCTGTTGATATTTGATTGAACAGACTGGAATGCGGCTCTGGTTTCGTCTATGGCTGATATGACTATCTTTTCACTTGCCATTTTTGCCAGATTCCTTGAGTCTGAAATAAGCGATCCACTCGTTGAACTCCGACAGAGAGATGTCTTCCATCTCCTCTATCGTCTTGCCTAACCGATCCGCTAAAGCAACGAGATTAAACCT